TCAATTGCAAGATTGTTTGAAGTAATTAAGTACCAGGTCTTGGTCAGGTTATTATAACCCAGGCCAAAATTGCGATACAATTCGATTTGTGCGGCAGCATCATTCCGAACATCTGTTCCCAAATCTGTAACAAACAACGGAATAACTTGACTGCATACTGCGCCTGTGGGCACAAAATTATTGAGAACCACTGGACCAAGACCATTGCTAAAGTTGCCAAGTCCTTGATTTGTTCCGTCATTGTATATTGCCGTTGCTGCCGCCCAGATTATCAACTTTTCATCTGCTCGAGTTGGTGTGCCTAGCACTAGTTTATTATTAGCATCAAAGTAATATCCTGACGGAGGAACAAACTTGATCAAACTACCAACTTGGACATATTGCATGTTATTGCTGGCGTATTGTCCAACTGACACTGGGTTTCCTGCAGAATTTTTAAAATAACCTGTGGTTTCATTGGCCAATGTTGTGCTTTCGTTCCAGGTCACTGCCAGTGGTATCAACGATGGACGAGGGAAGTTAGCATAGTAAAATTGTTTGGCAGGACTGTTGGCCAAGTTGACTTCAATTTGATTGGTAATAACATCACTGATTTCGTTTGTGGTCAACCAAGTGAACAAAAAAGTTGGCAACGCATTGTACTCGTACAGAGCACCATCACTGGAGAATGTGTTGGTACTTGAATATTTTCCAGTGTTGTCAACTAGATCAAGATATCGACTTGTGCCAATTGAAGCACGGTTCAATGCTTTGCTTTTGATAATTGAATTGTACTGAGTGAACGGAAAGTTGTTGTAGTCCTCGCCGTTGACCATGCGATTTTGTGTGTAGTAACGAGCAGGCGCTCGTTGTTTGATCTCAGCAATGGTTTCACGAGCAAGAGCATTGCTCACTGGCTCAGTGATGCCACACGTCATTGTAAGTGTTTCCAGTTGTCCTCTGCGGCTGACATAACTGATGCTCAATAGAACATTTTGCATTTCTTCTGGATTGATAATGTACTGCAATCCGTTTGATGCACGAACATAAGCGCGGAAAGTACCAACAGGAATTTCAGAGAACACACCATCACCAAAGTTCATGGTGATCTGATCATTGGCTCTACTGGTAACTGAGTATATTGGACGCAGTGTTGTGAGTTGTTCGGCTGCGGCAGTGTACACGCTTTCAACAAACTCCCACTCTCGGCTAATGGTGCCCACGTTATCCAATTGATATAACCAACGGTCAGTGTTGTTGATGCCTTCGATGTTGATGTTCACTGCACGATTGGCAATGCGTTCTGGCAGGTTAAAGTCTTGATTTTGCAATACTCCTTGTTTGAACAAGAAGAAGAATCCTGTGTTGGCTGAAGCAAAGCCCAGTTGATCGTTACGGAACAACACATTGAATTGTCCATTGGGACGTGGGCTAGGTTCGTATACATAGCCAAGGCCACTGGCTGTGGCACTGACAGCTTCAAATGGCATATTGACGCCATCAACGACAGAACTGTAAGGGATCACTGGCAAGAAACCGGGCAACAAGTTAATAGTGTATTCGTCTGTGCGAATTCCGTTGATGGTGGTTCTGTTGCCGGGACGGCCTGTGCGTTGTGTGTTGACCAGAGCGGCATTCAAGATAGCAGTGAACTGTTCTTGCCAATCAAAATTGGTTGGATCGGCCCAGTTAACAGTGATGTTGCTCAGGTTAATGCCATTGTAGTCCACGATATTTTCTGTGGTTTGAATTGAAAATACTTTGAGATATCCAGATGCTTCTGTGTTGCGCTTGGGAGAATAGCTGACCAGGTTAGCAAGTTTGACCACACTGTCGCGACGTTCTGCAGTGTCTAAATAATTTTCACGAGTGTTGAGATCTGTACGGAAGGCCAGTGCCTGACCCATAAACGCCATTACATCCAGCAAGGCAATAAATTCACTAGACTCAATATAGTCGTTGAATGTTTCTGGGTAGTACAGTCGTATGTAATCAACAAAACTCTTGCGAAGAGTTTCAAAGTCATAACTTTGGAAGTTGGCTTCTTGGTAGGTTTGATAGATTCGTTTCCAATCTTCAACACCAAATACCGCAGTTTGTCTAGTAGTTTTTGCCATAATAATCCATCTTGTAGATTATTTATGGCGAAAATAAACCACCCAGTTTATGTTTACACGTAGCCCGCAGTTTGATTTTGCTGATCAAAAAACAATGACAAGAACTGTGTTGTTTGACCAGGCACTGTGGTCAGTGCAATCTGTATGAGTATACCGTTGTCTTGCGGAAACAATTCAACATTTTGAATATAGATTCGAGGATCTAATCCGGCCACACGTTGTATTTCTGCCAGGATTGCTCGTTCAGTGTCTTGTGTTTGATTTTCAAACAGATAACTCCAGATCACTGTGCCGTACCCAGGGCGGCCAACCAGTTGCCCTTGCTGTATGTTAAATGCATTTAACAAGTCACGCTTGATCAATTCAAAGTCTACCAGAGTAAACTTCTTTGGTTGGTTGATTGTGTTAAATCCTACAAATGTTGTCATATTGTACTTATGTTATTATACAGTTGCGTTGGCCAATAGTGCCCGTATTTCTGCCAACAGTGCCTGAGCCCTGGGATCGGCTCTGCCAACCTTGGCTATTAGTTCTTCATATTCATCTTGCAATTTTAATGCTTTGCTTGCGTCAGCAAACCTGGCAGCTCCTGGGTCTGGATTTAATCCTACTCTTTCACGTGTTATTGAATCTGTGCTTGAAGCTAATGCACCTAACCCACTGGCAGCGCCTAACGCACCCGACAGACTTCCTGCTAGGCCACCTAATCCGCCCAAGCTGCCCACGCCACCTAATCCGCCTAGAGCACCTGCGGCCAAGCCACCTAACGCACCTAATCCGCCCAGGCCACCTAGCGCACCTGTAGCTTTGGACAACAGTCCACCAGCATCTAGTCCACCAGATAGCAATCCTTTGGCTTTACTTGCGGCATCAGTCAATGCAGATGTATCAACTGCTTGCGGGCTAAAGTCAGGCAATGCTATTTTATCACTGCCAATTAATTTGGCAGTTGCCGCATTCAATGTGGACCTGTCAATAGTGCCTTTAAATCCAGCAGCAGGAACTATGCCAGCCACAGCAGAAGGCAATTTAGTATCACTAAAGTTAACTGCAAACTCTCCCTGTTTGGCCAACGAATCCATTTTAGATGTTAACCCAGATGTTAATTTACTAGCGGCGCCAGTTAATGCTCCGGCGGCACCACCGAGTGCTCCTGACAACGCACCTGATGCTCCAGCCAATGCACCGGCAGCGCCTCCAGACAATACATTGGCTATGCCCGATGCGCCACCAGATAATGTGGCAGTAGCACCTGATAATGTTCTAGACAATGCGCCAGTGGCGCCTGATGTAGTTTTGGCCCATTCAACTGCTGTGCCAACTCCATATTTACTGGCATTTGCTAACAGGCCACCAAGTTGTGCTGTACCATTGTCAGCCAATGCTGACACACTGCCTAAGTTACTAGTGATACTGCTGAGTGCTCCAGTAGCACCTCCTGCTAATCCACCAAGTGCACCAGTAACACTTCCTAGTGCGCCCGTCAATGCTCCAGTAGCACCTCCTGCTAATCCACCAAGTGCACCAGTAACACTTCCTGCTAATCCACCAAGTGCACCAGTAACACCTCCTAGTGCGCCCGACAACCCGCTGGTTAAACTAGATAAACTGCCAGAAGCTATACTGCTCAATTCTCTAGGAAGTTCTACTAGACCAGCACTGGGAGATATCAAACTTTTTCCCGCATTGGCGGCCGCATTATACAGCAGTCCTGTTGGTGCTTTTAAATCAGTACCTGGGGTCACAATTTCTCCAGTTTTAACCAAAGTGTCAAAACTAGACTTCATTAATCCAAACTGTATTTTGTCCTGTAGTGGAGGATTTTTCAACAAGTCTGCAACCCCGGCGACTCCATCTTTGCCGGTCCATACACTGGGACTTTTCAATACATCAGTTAATCCAATCATTGTTGTTGTCCTAAAAATCTAGCAGTGGTGCCGCATTTTAAATATCCAGCGTCTTCTAATTGTTGCGCACTTAGTCCATACTTGCCAACACCTAGTTCGTCGGTTACTACATCAGCAGGTTGACACACACTGGCCGCAACAGCAGCCATAACAGCCTGCACCTGTGACGTTGATAGCGGACCAATTCCTTCTGTCACAGTTGATTGGCCCACATAATCTGCCACTGTGATGCCGTTGTTAATGGGCACATTGGTAAGAACTGGCAATGAAGATATAATTGTTTGGTTAGACCCAATGGCGCCACCTTTATAAATTGCCAACAATGGAATATCTGGAACACCTGCTGTGCCTCGATCAAGACGAGATTGAGTGAACTGTATTAGTGTTGTTTCAATTGATTGTAACTGGTCTCCTGACCGTAATCCAACAAATACGCCAGCTGCCAACTGTTCAAGATATATTTTCTCTGCTTGTGCTATAGTGGCACCTGCAGGACCTTCTAATGTAAACAACTGCCCGTTTGGCAATGTAAATGTAAACTTAGCCATTTGACGCACCTGTTACTGTTCCTGCCCAACCTGATGGCAATGGCGGAGTGTTTGGAGGTGTAGTCGGCTGTCCTTCTTCCATTGGTATTTCAACATTGACACCTTGATTGTGGAATGGCCATGGTTCGTGGGTGGGAGCTCGTGTTACAATGCTTTCTAATCCTGTGGCTGATATTTGCCAGCCTGTGGCATTGTTAAATTCAGTGTCGGGCATTATGCGTTTTTCTAACTTGACAGGAGGTTGTACATTTTCAGCTGATCCGCCATTGAGATCAATTCCGCCGGCTCGCAACACCATTGCACCACCTGCGTTCCAAGATCCATTGTTGCTGACCACAGCAAGACTGCCGTCAGCACGTACACCAATGCGAGCCTTGCTGTAAAGAGTCATTTCAGCATTGCTGGATAGGGTTATTGTTCTTTCACTTTCTAACGTTGTGCCGGTCATACTTTTCATATTGATTGTGCCGCCGGCAAACATGTTGATATCTTTGTCTGCGTGTAGATTAATTGTGCCTTGTGTGCGAACGTTAACTGAGTTTGTGGCATACACATCAACTGTGCCTTCTTGTCCAAATTCTAACCACGCTTGTCCATTGGCATGTATGATGTAAAAGAAGTTGCCGTCATCACTCATGGTGATTTGATGTCCACCAGCAGTGCGAATTCGTACCAGTTGATCGTCGCCTTCCAAGTTGCCATCATCCAGCACAATACTGTGACCGCCCTTGCGGCCAATTACATTGACATCCGCGGCAGCAATCGACCCGGCAGCAATACGTTTTTTAATGTCAGATTCAGTTAGGCCGCCTTGGTATACTGGGCGACCTGGAGTGCTTACTCCAAACACAGAACTAGGACTTTCTCGCTGACTGGTTGATCCTATAGGACCACGTTGTGTATCGCCAAGTGTTCCTTGCTGGAACATTTCTGCGGCTAGAAAACTGTGTACAGGCTTTGGCTGGTTAAAGAACTGTGGGTTATCATCAATTTTAGAATTGTTTGGATTGATTTCAGTCACCGGCAACACTGTGGCACCATTGTAATAGCTTTTTTGATCACTGTTTTGCAGGTCAAACGCCTTGCTTGATCCAATTGCAGGAACCATATGCGTTATGCCTGCGTTAGGAATACAACCTATATAATATCCCAAACTTGGGTCGCCGCCAGCAAATACGCACAACACACTAACTCCAACATCAGGCGGTGTAAACCACATGCCGTAACTTTGTGGATTACCGTCAAGGTATCCGCCAACGCTGGTGGTGTCGCCTTTTTTGCCAGGGCTCGGTGGAGTAGATCCATAAAACCCCGGACAATAACTCACTGTACGCCATAGTGTTTTATCTTCTGGGTCTGGTCCAGCAAACTGCTCAATGTAAACTTGTAGTCGACCTTGTCTAGTAGGATCAACATTATTTTTTACTACACCAACAAATGGTCCAAAGTCTGCTGGCGTGCCGCCACGATCAAGTTTGTAGTTTTGGGCAGTGCCCCCATTTCTAATAATATTATCTGACATTATGTTTCTCTATTAATTTGTTGGATTGGAGCAGTCCCAGCTGGCCCAATGCTTTGTTGTGCTACAATCAGTGCCTCTTCTGGTGTTGCACCTGCGGCCAGTGCATTTTGATACGCGGCAGTTGATTCAAGTGATGTTGTGTTGGCACCTAGACTTTGTTGTGATACAACCGCTGCTTCTTCTGGTGTTGCACCTGCGGCCAGTGCATTTTGATACGCAGTAGTTGACTCAACCTGCTCTGGTGTTGGGTTAACTGTTTGTGGAGGATTGGTTAATGTTTCAGTTGGAGTATTAGCAAGAACTGTGGCAGCGTAATTACGTTCTGCTTGTTCTGCCTGATCAGGCAGTGCCGGTGTGGCGATTGCATTTTCTAATGCTGCCGGACGAACACCAGGATCAAACACACTTTCGGCCACATCGGCTCGTTCTACTTTTGCTGCCGCTGTTGCGGCTTTGGCAGCACCGGCTGGATCTAATAGATCAATGAACACGCCTTTGAGATTTTGTTCAAATTTACCTCTGCTGAATTTGCTAACACAGTGTGATGCTTTGTATGTATAAATGGCCTGTGGTGCGCTAGAAACATTGGGGTTTGCTAATCCAGTGCCTGTCAAGTCATAATCTACACCTGGATTCCATTGTAGATCGAAAATAATTTCCTGAGCGTCAAAGTTAATTGAGCCGTCAGCATTGAACGGATTAAAATTATAATTTGTTGAACTGATTCCTGTGGCAGCTTCGCCCTGTTGTAGCCAAGCCGGATCGCCGACAATAGTTAACTCGCAGTTGGCAATGTCTGTTTTGCTGTACAGGTAATCAGCGGCTGATGCACCCACTGCGTTGGCCTGGCCTTCGGCACCTTGATTACTGCTGCCGGCCACTGCTGCCTGAAATTCTCGTGGTGGTGACTCTCTGTTGTTTTGTATTCTGGCGTCGGTTAAGATTTTTGGATTGGTAAAAGTTGTAGCATATAACTTATTAAACTTTTGTTCAAATTTAAGAACCTGTGTGTTCTGTCCAGTGAACCAGTATTTGTAACTTTTGTGGCGTCCGCGGATCTTGCTTGCTGGAAAATATTCACTTTGCATACTGTTTATAGGATATGCAGAAATTACATAGGTGATATCATAGGCAAAATCATTGCGTTTGTTATCGCGCGGCAGTATTGGTGTGGTTCGTACGGAAATTTTATACCACACTAGATCACCCAGGGGTTTTTGAGGTTTTACTTCAGTAGTGACTTCATCGTTGATATACGCTGCCTGATCAGCAATGTACGTGCTGTTTTTTAATATTTCATTGAGAATAACCACAACTGGTGTGCCAGCACGAAAGTCAAATGTTCTAACATCGTAATCAGCAGAGTTGCTTGCAGGGTTCACTTTGTCTGCAGGATTTTTTGCCTGTTGCATTGGAACTTTGGCTTTGTTGGGCTTTCCACCTTTGGTAACACGAGCGTCACCCAGTGCTGCCGGGGCAAATTCTACACTGTACCGGTTTGCTACTTCCCACACACCTTGTTTAACTAAATCGGCTTCTGTGTTGTTTAGTGCTTCTATTAGGCCAACTGCAATATTTTTGCTGACGCTAGGGGCCGCGTTGGCCTTGGGTGGTGCTGCCGCGGCTGGAGTGCTGGCATCTATGGCATTGTCAATACTTCGTACGCTTGCTTGTGTTGCCATGTTATGCTCCTACGTAATCGCCAAGAGTTCCAGCACCTACATCTTGCCCGGCCTCGCCAGTGATCACCAGAGTCTGAGGTGTTGTGGTTGATGCGGCAGCTGGGGCGGCTGGCTTGGCAGGCGTTGGAGTTGGTTTTCTTCCGTCGGCTGGTGATACTTCAGCCACTACAACTCCTTTGGTTAATAAATCTTTTACAGTGGCACCTGAAATTTCAATATTTGATTTGATCACGCCTAAGTTTGTTCCAAATCCCACTGTGTACGGAACTGCAACTCCTTTAACGTGATACTCAATCAACTTGTTAGACACTGTAAAGTCAATGTCAGCCAACTTGAACGGTATGATTTTTTCAACAACGGCATTTTTGTTATCAGAGTCGCTGGCTTGAACAATTTTTCCATTTTCGTCATAGCCGTAAAATCGTATGACCAGTGCATATATTGCGGCTGAATATGATATCTTGGAATCTTTGTATGCGCCCTTCACTGCTTTCCAGAGATTGTCAATCAGTGTTATGGCTGCAGTTTCAGTCACTGTAAAACTCAGTTCTGCGGCATTGTGTGCGCTGTTGCTTCCTTTGCCAGTGATAACACTTTTTATTTCCAAGTTATCAAAATAGTAATCCAGGCCAAAAAATGGATTTCTTCCAGCAGACTGTGAAACCCCGGCCACTGCGCCGCCGGTTGTTAATTCAGGTTGTACTCCTTCGACAGTTGATGGTGCACCTCCACTTTGAATCAATAAATTATATTGACTTATTGTTATTTTACTGGTTTTTTGCAAAGCAGTGTATTGTTCAGGTGTCAGTAGATACCAACCAATGTTGTAGGTATAACTGGCGTATTGATCCAATACATTATCTCTTGGGGCAAATGCTGATTGGTTGGCCTGTGTGGCCGCTATAATTTGTTTGGTGTTTGCCGCGGTTGATCCATCTTCGCCTTTGGCACCCACACCCGGAGCGCCACCAGGTCGTCCTTCAGTCTCGTTGCCGGTGTTGGCTGGCGGTACACTCTGTGTTTCTGTTAGGGTCTTTACCGGAGGATTGGTCCCGGTTTCTGTATTCTGTGCCAAGGTGGCAGCTTCGGTGGTTGTGAGTCGTCCGGTACTGGCTGGAGCTGGTGCCGGATTCTGTGTGGCACCGGCGGCACTGTTGGCAACATCTGCGGCCGCAGATGCGGTCGGCGATGTGGTTGCTTCTTTCTCAGCAGCTTCAGCAGCCACGGCAGCATCAAGTTCTTTTTTTAATGCAGTAAGTTTTTGATTTTCTGCGTTAAACGCCAGTCTGGCCGCTTCTACTGCGCCAACTTGACCCAATGCCACTCGTTCGGCTTCTGTGCCATTTTGATAGGCAGCAGATTGTGCAACGGCTGCTTGAGCAGCAGTGAGTTCTCGCCGCAATGCCAGCACTATCTGATATTGTGCTTCCCAACGTGCATCTAATTCTGCTACTGTTGCCATCGTTTAAAACCCCAGTACTGAACGCAGTGTGCTCAACTTGGGCACGTAGATAAACGTATTGATTTTAAAATCCAATGGCGGCTTGGTCAGTGTGTTGGGATTGCGTTGATAGAACACCCACCACAGTCCGCCATTGTCGTACAGGTCAAATGCCAATAGGTCTGGACGATACTGGTAGGTTTGATTGATTGTGAATGGCAAGTCATCGCTCTGGCTGGGTATTGGTCTATTGACCATGGCATCCAAAAAGAACTGACTGTATCCTGTGGTATAGTACGGACTGGTTGCGTTGTAAGTTGCCATTACCAGAATCCTCCTTTGAGTAGGTCACCATTGGCATACTGTCGTAAACTGAACTGCTGGCTTTGTTGCTTGCGACTTTGAACCGGCAGCAGTGATATGGCTATGGTCATTTTGGTCGGCACATAGGTTGGAGTATTTTGACCAAATGATGCAGGCGCAGGTGGTTTGCTCATTCCGCCTTTGGGCAATCCAGCGTTGGCCAAGCGATTGATGGCTCCACCTAAGACATTTCCTAGTATGCCGCCACCAAAGGTTGTACCTGGACCTGTGGGATTGCCACTTTGACGTTTGTTAAGCATGTTACTGTTGTTGACGTTGGGACTACGAGCACGTATATAGTCCACATCCACAGGCAGGTCGTAAGTAAACGACTGCACCACACAGGGATGCTCATTGAATTGAAATTCACCCAGGCCGGTGAGATACACCAGGGGCGGCGGTGTGCCACGTTGAGGATCTTGACCATAGAACATTTTTGTCACTGATTTGAAAAAATGTATCACTGCCAACAGGTACTCAGCTTCCACTGTGCTCTGTGCAGTAAATGGGCAACTCAGCGACACTGGCTCAACTGAACTGCTTTGATAGTAGTAGCCTTTGTAGTTGCTGTGTGTGAGGTCGTAACTTGAATACGTGGCTTTGTACGAAGTGTTGATGGTGGGTGTATAAGGAAATATTATTCCTGTGCCTTTTAACGGATTTAATATTCCAGGTTCTGGAGCGTTGTACAAATAGTCAGCACCGGGTGCTAGTCTTAGCTTAACACGCCAGTCACCGTTGTTGGGATTTCTACGCTGGTTGGCAATGGTGTTTTGTGCTCGTGCCTTGTCCAGTGTGCCTTGCTTGATGGCAGCATTGAGATTGTCACGTTCGGCTTCTTCATTGGCATTGAATGCAAAGTCTCCGGAAGGAGTTGCCGCCGGCAACGGGTCTGGTGCAAATATTGCCGCACCTTCTGCTTCACGCAGTTGTGCTAACTCGGCCTCATTGGCTGCATCTATTGCTTCATCACCTGAGCCTAACACAGGATTAGGTGCAAATATTGCCGCACCTTCTGCTTCGCGTATCTGTGCCAGTTCGGCTTCGTTGGCTGCATCTATTGCTTCATCACCTGAGCCCAACACAGGATTAGGTGCAAATATTGCCGCACCTTCTGCTTCGCGCAGTTGTGCCAGTTCGGCTTCGTTGGCTGCATCTATTGCTTCATCACCTGAGCCCAACACAGGATTAGGTGCAAATATTGCCGCACCTTCTGCTTCGCGTAGTTGTGCCTGTTCCGCTTCTAATCTTGCATCAATCCCATCAGGATCAAATACTGATTCTGCAACTTCGGTTGGCGGCGGAGTGCTTACACTCTCATTGGTTTCAACATTGGCAGGCACTGACTTAACGTTTGAAGCACCAACTGCAACTCCTAGGTTTGTTTCGGTTTGTTGATTTATAGAAGCATCTGCACCCACAGGCGACTGAACTGCTGTGTTTGTTGAAGTTGTGCCAGTGGTTACAGTGCGTGTAGTTGTGGTTGTATTGGGTACAGTAGTTATTGTGCCGGGTGTAGAGGTTTCGGCATCTATCTTTTTATTGTATAGTTGACTCTGTTGATCTTGAAGTGTGTTTAGCTTTGCATTTCTGGCTTCGGTCTCTTCAGGACTAAGTGGCGGCAGACCTTGCCTTTTGCGAGCAAGGTTGCTGGGATTATCTTTAATAAACTGATCAATTTCGGCTTGTTTGGCAGCGCCTTCGGCTGCATATTGTCGACTTTCTGCTGTGGGAATTTTTGGACCAGCAACTTCCGAAGTAGAGCCGCCGCCACTCACAGTTTCTGTGCTGGTGGTGTTATAGGTCGACGAAGTTTTTGTGCTCACTGGCGCATCTGCTTTTACAGCGTAAGTTGCCTGTGCCACGTTTGGAAGTGTTTCTACCCCGGGCCTAGCAGGTGCGCCGACTACTAGTGCGCCTACCTGACCGTTGAGTCCAATGGCATAACTGTAATCGTTAGGAGGAATTCCAGCCTGCGCAAACGCGGCATCTTCACTCATACCTCCTTGAATTAATTTATTAACTTCCGCTGCTTTTTTTGGATCGTACGGCATATCATTTTCCTATACGATATTTATCGCAGAAATAAACTGGCCACATAATGATAAAGGTTGACAACGCAGTAAAAAGTGTTATAATAAATACATTACGAGGAGACACTGCCTGTGGCAACATCTAAACGAACGGCATCCACCCTGGATCCGTCAAAATCAATATCATCAACCCCCACTGCACCAAAAGTAAACTATCTCAACAACAGAGACATTCTCAAAGAGATACATGCCAGTAAAAACACCTACTGCTACTATGCGGATCCTACTGTAGACAGCCAGTACGACATTATTTTGCCCAGTTTGGACAAAATAAACCAACGCACCATAGCCGAAGCTAGACGCAATCGTGCTGATCGACTCAAGCGTGAAGGCACCATTATGGACCCTGTTAAGATTCCCAATACAGACCTAGTGTTCCGTATCAGTTGCTGGGATCATATCCCAATGGCTGAGAAAAAGATTCCAAAATCTGCACAAAAGAAAAAACAAAAAATTGAGGATCTGCTGGAGTTTGAAGACGAACCCATTGACGATTCCCTGGACGAACTGCTGGATGACGTGGTGTTAAACCCGGTGCGTCAGCGACTGAACTTTCCTCCATTTGAACATTGGCGACTGGATGAAAACAAAGAACGGTTCTGTGTGGGCCGTAGTCAC